CATCTCACATTGCAAAAACCGAAGTAGTTCGGTCAACTGAAACCTTCTCCGACATCGTTCGTGGTCTTCATGTGTTTGGACGTAAAGTCCTTCGCCCAGAAGCACTCGTTCGCGGTGTTGTAGATACTGTTGCTTAATAGGGAGACTTGAAACATGGCTACTTATAATGTAACTGGTGCCGTAGCTGGTATCCCTCTTGGTAAGAAGATGCAGACTGTTGAAGTTGTTCTTGACTTCACATCTACTAATCTTGCCGCTGGTGACATCGTTAACGTCTTTGAGATTCCAGACAATACTCTGGTCTTGATGGCAGGTATCGAAGTGTATCAGGCCGCATCTACAGGATCACCTACAATCGACATGGGTGATGCTGCTGCTGCTGACACTTGGGTAACTGATGTTAGCGGTTCTGCCGTTGCACAAGAATTTGGTCAAACTGCAAAACTGTACACTGCAGCAGATAACATCGACATTCTTGGTGTTGCTGCTACATTCGACGGTAAAATCCGCTGTGTTGCAGTGATGTGTGATCTGGGTGATCCCGGAACAGGCGCACCGTTTGCCTAAACAATACTTGGGGGGCAGGGCAACTTGCCCCTCTTGACTCTTTATTTATTTTATGTTATAAGCAATAACCTTTGCCGGGGGTAAATACACTATGGCAGCTAAAAAGTCAAAAAGTCCTACACCTAAGAACAAAGCTCTATATGCAAAAGTAAAAGCCGAAGCTAAACGTAAGTTTGACGTTTACCCAAGCGCATACGCAAATGCTTGGTTGGTCAAGACATACAAGAAGCGTGGCGGGACGTACGCCTAATGGCTAAACCAAAAGGCGGCTTAACTAAATGGTTCAAGGAAGACTGGCGGGATGTAAAGACTGGCAAGAAGTGCGGTCGTTCTGGTTCAGAGAAAAAGAAACGTCCCTATCCAGCTTGTAGACCTGCCAAAGTCGCTAGTCGTATAACCAAGAAAGAAGCGGCTAAGAAGACAGGACCATCTAAAGTAAAATGGTCTGTTACAGCTTCAGGTAAGAAAAGGAAGAAACGTGCCACCAAGAAAGCCTAGAAAACCTGACAACATGCCAGCCCGTAATAAAAAGAACTTCCGTCCTACGAAGTCTGGGGCAGGTATGACAGCGGCTGGTGTAAAAGCATATCGTAAAGCAAATCCCGGCAGTAAGCTGAAGACTGCTGTTACCGGAAAGGTAAAGCCGGGAAGTGCTGCAGCTAAACGTCGCAAGTCCTATTGTGCGCGGTCTGCTGGGCAGATGAAGAAGTTTCCTAAAGCAGCAGCAAACCCTAATAGTCGTTTGCGTCAAGCAAGAAAGAGATGGAAATGTTAGCAGCCCTAATCGGACCAATCTCAAACCTAGCCGGAACGTGGCTAGAAGGTAAGGTCGAAAAGACTAAAGCCGAAACCGGTGCGAAGGTAGCCAAAGCAAAAGCTGAAGCTGTCATCATGGAAAAGAAAGCTACCGGTGAAATCGACTGGGACTTGAAGATGGCAGATGCTTCTGCATCCTCGTGGAAAGACGAGTGGTTAACAATTTTGTTTTCAGTGCCCTTGATTTTAGCCTTCTGCGGTGAGTGGGGTCGACAGATTGTTACAGATGGTTTTACAGCTTTAGAAACTATGCCCGAATACTATCGGTATACTCTGGGTGTTATTGTAAGTGCAAGTTTCGGAACACGAGCAGCAACAAAATTCTTTGGTAAAAAATGATTACGGTAGAGCAATTCCTTGCTTGGAAGATATTGCCTCGCTGCATGATGCTGGCAAGCACAGTTATGTCTTGGCGATGTGCTGAGTGGTTCATGGAGCTAGACACTCCTACCGCTGCTCAGAGTGCTTTCGTTAGTGTAGTAATGGGCGTAATGACAGGTGTATTTGGGATTTGGATGGGCCATGAACACAAAGGCGACAATAAAACTTAAAAGTCCGTGTGTCGGTATATGCACATTAGATTCCGCAGGAAAGTATTGTACTGGCTGTGGTAGAACTATAGAGCAGATAATCAGTCGAGGTAAAACTAGATGATATGGTCTTTATTACTTACAGCGTGTATGCAAGCTACTTGTGCAGAACAAAGTATACAGTGGTTTGAAGAAAAACAGCAGTGCATCGAATTTAAAATACTCCACGAAGAATTACCACAAGACGGACATTGGAATACAGTTAAATACGAATGTGTTTTAGTTAACGGAGTGCAAACTTAAATGTCTATGTTTAAGATGGAAAATACTGAAGGTTATCCTAAAGTAAAAACATACACAGAGTCAGAAATCATGTCTGCTGTCAAAGCGTACGTTAGTACGTGGCCTTTAGAAAAAGTTATGGAGCATGTTACTGCCAGTGTATACGAAGAGTTTATGGACAGAAGTAAACCTAGAGTACGTGTAGACACTCTCGTTGCAAACTTTGGAAAAAACAAATGAAATACAATACTTCGCATTTCCTAGATAAACTCATCGAACACGAAGGTATGGTCCTGACTGTCTATGAAGATAGCTTGGGTATCGAAACTATTGGCATAGGTCGTAACCTCAAAGACAGAGGCATAACCAAAGAAGAACTAGAATACATGGATATCCCCAGCATGGCGGTTGTCTATGAACACGGTATTACAGAAGCTGACGCACGGTATCTTGCTCTCAACGATATCCGCATTGTAGAGAACGAACTCTGTCGGGTTCACCCATGCGTAGAAAACTTAGATTCCGTTCGCCAATTAATTCTCATGGACATGGCGTTTAACATGGGTGTACCCCGGCTGTGTAAGTTCAAGAATATGTGGAACGCTATCCACGAAGGTCGGTTTGATCTAGCAGGAATAGAGATGATGGATTCCCGCTGGGCAACGCAGGTAAAATACAGAGCAGTTAAACTTTCAGACGCTATGAAAGCGGGAGAGTTTTAAAATGGCAAAAACAAACATTAGAACAATCAATGGTAAAAAAGCCGTTTTTATTGGTAACGCTTTTCAAAACTGGGTCGAAGACAAAAAGTCTTTAAATTTAAGAGGGCGCAAGGCAGCAGGTAGCGCAGAGAAAAGTTACCTAGATCAAGGCATAGAAATCGTGAAAGGATTTTTTGACTGATGAAAAGATACATCCCCCCTCGTAGTGCTCAAGAATCCGAAGAAAAAAGAAAAGAGCGCGAACGCAACATACAACCCTTTACCCTTCAAAATCCTTCTATCCTTTTTAAAGAAGGTGAAAAAGGCGAGTACACAGGGAATACTCCGTTCGTTAAACAGATCCATAAAAAAATGAAATCCTATGCAGAGAAGAGCCAAGCCTGAGAAAATCCTTGTTTAACAGAATAAAAGCTGGTAATAAAGGTGGTAAACCCGGTCAGTGGTCTGTATGTAAAGCGCAGATGTTGGCTGTCCCATATAAAAAGTAGGAGGCGGTTACCGCGATTAGCATGGAATCTATAATAGTTATTGATAACTTCTTACAAAATCCAGATGAAGTAAGAAGAATGGCACTATCTCAAACATACAAAAAAAATGACGCATCGGGTGGTTACTGGCCGGGAGGAAGAACTGAACAAGTATCAAAACTAAATCCAGAGTACGCCGATCCTATACATCGAAAAGTGTTAAGTGTCGCATATAACATTGAAAGATCCTCTGATATGGCGGTTAAGATCTCATCTGAATTTCAATATGTTACTGACGACTTTGGTTTTGGAAAAGTGCATCGTGACCCCGATGAGGTAGCTGCAGTTCTGTATTTAACGCCTGATGCTCCTGTCGATTCTGGTACAGAGTTCTATAAGCAAGTAGCTAATATACCAGAAGATCTGAGTGCTGCTTACACTGATGTTTGCGCTTCGGTTGCTACAGGAAACCCCATAACAGAAGAACAACAGAAGATAAAAGACGCGTTTTTTTCTAACTATGTAAAAACAGATGTAGTAGCAAACATCTATAATAGATTAGTTGTATACCCGTCTATTTACCCGCACTGTGCAACTCGTTACTTTGGAAATACACTAAAGGATGCGCGATTAACACAAGTGTTTTTTATAACATGCGATTACCACAATGCAAGATTTAAGTATAAGTCAGATAGCCTACGATACGGGAACGATTTTAAACCGGACTTTATGTAACCTTTATGATTGAGTTTCTTTTAGTTGTATACTTAGGAGCAAACGTACTTGATCAGACCCAGCGTTTCAAAGATGTTGACAGGTGTTTATACTTTGCGGAACGGTTGTCTAACCAACGGTCTGTTCCTGTAGGAGACGGAAGAAGACTCACCATAACCGCCGTATGCAAACCAATAGCCAAATGAGGAAACAATGGACCCGATTACTGCTATTGGAATTGCTACTACAGCCTACAGTGCAATCAAAAAGGGCTTTCAGGTAGGCAAAGAGGTTGAGTCGATGGCAGGTGACTTAGGTCGCTGGATGAACGCCATCAACTCTGTTAAGACCAGCCACAGTAAAGCAAAGGGTCGTCGGTTTGGGTCTGTCGAAGAGGAAGCCCTAGAGACGTTTGCAGCCAAGAAGAAGGCTGAACAGATGGAAAACGATCTCCGCAATTTTATCGTAGGACAATACGGTGTAAATGCGTGGCAGGACATCATTCGAATACAGGCGGATCTGCGAAGGAAACAAAAAGAGGCGGAACAATTAGCAGCCCAGAAACGCGACGAGTTGATCTACAATCTGTTTATTATTGGGCTTATCGTTCTCTTTGTAGGTCTAACGTTACCTATATTGTGGCTAATCATACAAAACATTTGACAATACGCTGGTTTTTCTCTATAATACATTCAGAGGAGAATACATGCGAACTCTTGCTATAGACGCCCTTAGACACAAATACGAGGCACAAAAAAAGAATGCGGAATACACTTTTAAACATTGTACAACCGATCTTGGACGGCTTGATGCTGCTTTGGCAGAATGGGTTGACGCAAATCAAAAACTCAACGCAGTCTTTGAGATCGAAGACGACATCAATTTTTATTAGATACCTTGCGCTAGGTTTGCTAAATACTGGCAAGCCTTTTACTCGTATAGGCAATTGGTTTTGGAAGAAGCACCGCGACGTGTTTAATTGGGATAAAAAGTAATGCCTATCACAAGCAGTGCTTCTAAATTCTTTAGCAATTCTGTAGATTTGACAACAACAGGTCAGACGACTGTATACACAGTTCCTAATAATCATTCGGCAATTGTCCGCGCTTTACTCATTGCAAACACGGATTCAGCCAATAGAGACATAGATTTAAAATGGTATCATCTAGACGCAGCGTCTACTAAAAGTATCTTAGAAGGTCATGCTATCACTGGCGGAACTTTTGAAGCCATATTTAACGACAACGTACCATTTTATCTTCACGCTGGAGATATACTTTATGTGACTGCTGCAACAGCAAATACTATTATAGTCACAATTTCCGTAGACGAGTACTACGACCCGAACCGCTAGGTTTATAACTGCCTTAAAGGAGAATACCCAATGGCAATCACAACTGCAATGTGTACATCGTTCAAGTCCGAACTTTTGGGCGGTTTACACGACTTAGACACAGACTCACTTAAACTTGCTCTCATCAAAGCTTCCCCATCAGGAACTTACAATGCGGCAACAACCAACTACTCTGACGTAACTGGTAACTCAGACGAAGCAACCGGCACCAACTACACGGCTGGTGGTCAGGCTCTTGATTCAGCAGCTATATCAGTTGACGGTACTACTGCTATCGTCGATTTTGCTGACGAAGTATTTACAAACGTTACGACATCTGCTGACGGTTGTATCATCTACAATACAGCAAACTCTAACTCTGCAATTGCTGTTATTGACTTTGGTGGTACTGTTTCAGCTACCGCTGGTGATTTAACAATCCAATTCCCTGCTGCCGATGCTTCTAACGCTGTAATTCGTATCGCCTAACTATGGCTACAATTACCTACACAGTAACGGTTGCGAATGATGGAACGGCGAACATCTATTATCTAGATGGTTCAGCTAAACCTGCGCTTACTTTTACTAGAGGTAATACATACGAATTTGATCTATCAAATAGCAGCAACTCAAACCACCCGCTTGCGTTTAAGGACAGTCTTGGTAATTCTTACACAACAGGAGTGACAACTACTGGAACTGCAGGATCGGCGGGAGCAAAAGTTAGCATAGTAGTTAATGCTTTAACTCCCAGTCAATTACGATACTATTGTACTGTACACGGAAATTATATGGGTAACACCATATCTGTTCCTGCAGTTTCTACATACAATGCTATCTATGGCACCGGTCAATATGGAAAAGCAGCATACGGAATAGCAACTGCCGATGTAGCCCTAGCCGGAGTATCAGCAACGGGTTCTATTCAGCCTGTAGCTATAAACGGTTTTGAAGTAGATATCTCTGAGCCTCTTGAAAGTGTCAGTGCTTCAGGGTCCGTAGGGTCGTTGGTTGTTGATGTTTCGCAACCCCTAGCAGGAGTATCTGCTAGCGGTAGTATTGGACCGGTAGGTGTAGGTACTAGCGGGAATATTCTTTCGGCTGCTGCAACAGGTTTGGCAAACGGCGTTACTGTCAATGTAACAGAACGTTTAAATGGACTGGTAGGCACCTTTACATTAAACGATGCCGGTCTTGATATTAGAAGTATCAACAAAGTTCCTGTTACTATCGTCGGTATAACAGGATCAATAGGGTCTGTAAGTCCTAATATCTTGCATCCCATATCGGGGGTATCTGCTACAGGCTCTGTAAACACTCTTCGTGAAAACCCATCCGAAAGTTTAGCAAGCGTAAGCGCAACTGGTTCTATTGGAACCTTGACCGTCACTGCAACATCTAACTTTACCTTGACTGGTGTATCTGCAACCGGCTTGGTAAATACAGTTAGTGAAAACCCTGCTGAAGCTTTGGGTAGCGTAAGTGCAACAGGAGCAATCGGCAGTGTAAGGGTTCTTGTAGTTGAAAAAATTACCGCTGTAGATGGTACGAGTGCTCTAGGAACTTTAACCGCAGCAGGTGTAACTACCACTTTTGATCCTAATAACTTTAGCAGACCAAGAACAATACGCCTTGTAGAGATACAGTCATCAAGAAGGGCAGCATAGAATGGCTTTAAAATGGCAAGATAAAGATCCCGATGATCAGGTTGACTACTCCGTTGATTGGCAAGCACAGTTGGGTAGCAATACAATTAGCAGCGTCGTTTGGAAGATTTTTACAAACGGTGCTTTTGCCACGTGGACTCAGGGTACCATTGTAGATGGACTACAGTACGTTAGCAGCACAAACACAAACACAGTAGCTACTTTGTACTTAGGTCTAGGAACTGACTTTTCAGTCTACAATATAATTTGCCGCATGACAGCAAGTGATGCAACCATAATTGAACAAGAAGTTAGACTTCGTGTAGTGGAGAAAAACTAGATGGCATACGATTTCTTGGGATTGACAAATGATATATGTCGTCGGTTAAACGAAACAGAATTAACATCAGCACAGTTTCCTACGGCTACAGGGGTTTATTCGCAGATAAAAGATTCTGTAAATGCTGCTGTACGTGACATAAACCAGTCACATTTTCAATGGCCTTTTAATCATAACTTCGATACCATAATTATGACTGCAGGACAGCTACGTTATCCGCTACCAGCGAACGCTAAGTACATCGATTTTGATACCGTGCGTTTACAAAGAAGCACTACTCCGCTTGTAGAAAGTGCACGTCGGTTAACTCAGCTTTCTTACGACGAGTATGTGAGTCGGTTTATTGATGATGAGTACAAAACAGCAAGTCAGGGATCTGCGCCTGAATACGTTGTACGGTCGCAAGACAACGACATAATCTTTGCACCCATCCCTAATGCTGCATACTCTATCAAGTATGAATATTACATGTATCCTGCAGACTTGGTAAACGACACAGACGTACCAACAATTCCGTACAGATACCGCCACGTTATCGTAGACGGTGGTATGTACTATGCTTATATGTTCCGTGACAATATCGAATCTGCACGTACGTCATTTCAAAAGTTTGAAGACGGCATGAAACGTATGCGGACTCAGAACGTGAATGAAAACATCTACGCAAGGGCGGTTTAGATGCCAGATCGTTGGACTACCAACGCTTTTGAACTCAAAGGCGGCTTAATTACAAACCTGTCTCCTTTGCAGCATGGTCTAGGTGCTCCGGGTTCTGCTCGTATCCTACGTAATTTTGAACCTGCACAGTCGGGTGGATATCGTCGAATCGAAGGTTACAGTAAGTACGACTCTAACAATATTGGAAACACCGGTCCAATTAGAGGTTTGATATATTACGGCGATAGGGTATATGCCGCGCAACATGACGGTATATTTCGTTCATCCGGTAGCGGTTGGACAGAGGTTACAGATAATGCTACTTTCAGCAGTGCGGGAGTAAACTTAAATGCAGGGTCCGGCAAAGTACGATTTTTAAAATACAACTTTAGTGGTACCGAAAAGTTTATGGCAGTAGATGGTGTAAATAAACCATTCACGTTCGACGGTACAACATTTAAACAGTTAACTAGCCTTTCGTCGGATTTTACAGGGTCAGACTTTCTAGCCAATTTTAAAAATCATATTTTTGTTGCAAACGGCACGAACGTGCTTTTTTCTGCACCCTACGAAGATGAAGACTTTACAAGTGCATCTGGCGGTGGTATAATAAACGTAGGTGATGAAGTTACTGGTTTAATAGTATTTCGTGATCAACTTATTATTTTTAGTGAAAACAAAATTAATCGTCTTGCTGGGTCTAGTGTGGGAGACTTTGCTCTTCAGCCAGTTTCTCGTGATCTGGGCTGTGTAGAACCAGACACAGTTCAAGAGATAGGCGGAGACATTATATTCTTAGGGCCAGACGGCCTTCGTACATTTTCTGCCACAGATCGTGTGGGAGATTTTTCGTTAGCGGTTATATCTAAACCTATTCAGACTGAAGTTTTAGATTTAGTAAGAACTAGCAGCACGTTTTCAAGTTGCGTTGTACGAGAAAAAAGTCAGTATCGAATATTTGGATACAGTAGTGCTATTCAATCCAGTGCCTCTAAGGGAATTTGTGGCGTACAGCTTGAACAGTCTATTGTCTGGAACGATTTACGAGGCTTTAAAGTTTACTCTTCGTACGGAGAATATTCTTCTGGGTTAGAACTTATATTCTTCGGCGGAGATGACGATTACGTTTATCAGATGGAACAAGGAAACACATTCGACGGGACAAACATAACAGCTACGTTTGCTACCCCGTTCGTTCCTTTACAAGATCCAAACTTACGTAAGACTCTTTACAAAGCTACGACTTACATAGACGCAGATGGAATATTTGATATTCAACTCTCTGTTAAGTATGACTTTGACCAAGCAGGTTCTGTGCAGCCCTTACCAATTTCGTTGAATAATACAACTGGTACGGCAGTAACATTTGGATCAGGGGTATTCGGAACCGCAACGTTCGGAACAAAACAACGTGCAATTTATCAGGTTCCTGTCACGGGATCTGGATTTACCGTTTCACTTTTATACGAAACATTAGGCCAAACAACCGACTCGACATTTACCATAGATGCTGCGACTGTCCAGTACGCATTATATGGAAGGAGATAACCAATGGGTACAGGATACGTAAGAAACGATTCCGCGAATAATATAGCAGATGGAAACATAATTGATGCGGCGGATTTAGATGGCGAATTTGATGCCGTTCAAGCTGCCTTTAACGCTTCTACCGGGCATAGCCACGACGGTACGACAGGAGAAGGACCAAAGATTACGTCTGCTGGTCTTGCTGCAGGGGCGGTAGATTCCTCTGCTGTTGCCAACAACTCTGTTGCGCTAGGAACAAAGACTACCGGTAACTACGTTGCTGCAGGTGCAGTATCGGGTGTCGGTTTGTCTGGTTCGGCTTCGGCTGAAGGCGCAACATTTACTGTAGCATCTAACGCGACAGATGCAAACACTGGAAGTACCATCGTCGCACGAGATTCAAGTGGAAACTTTGCTTCTGGAAATGTAACTGTAGGAAACCTTATTACGGCTGGTAACGTAGATGGGCGTGATGTGTCAGCAGATGGCACTAAGCTAGACGGTATCGAAGCAGGTGCAAACGTAACAGACACAGCAAACGTCGGCTCTTCTTTAACAGGGTTTTCGACCGGAACGGATGCTGCTTCAAGCGATTTAATTCCAGTCTACGACGTGTCAGCAGGTGCGTGGGAAAAACAAACTATAGCTAATGCCGCCTTGCAAGGCCCGACTGGCCCGACTGGTCCTACCGGACCTGCAGGTTCAAACGGGTCTAATGGCCCGACAGGTCCAACCGGTCCGACTGGTCCGGCAGGGGCAAATAGTACAGTAGCGGGTCCAACCGGTCCAACCGGTCCGACTGGTCCAACGGGACCGAATGGTCCGTCGGGTTCAAACGGGGCTACTGGCCCA